AGTATATTCTGCGTGCTAATCGTTCAACGTTAGTCCGTGGAGTGAGCTTCTGTTAAGTTGTTAACACGTTTGAATAATTTCTACTGAAAGGGTAGAGAAAAGGAGTTTTGCTTCTCATGGCAACAAGAGGAGCAAGCAAGTCTCGGGTCACGACCCGGGGCGTCAATATGGTGACGGCCAAGGCCAAGAGTCTGGCCGTCAAAATAAAAAACAAAACAAAACAAAACACAAGAGGACTGCGGGGGTTCCTCTTGTTTTTAGTGGCTCAAATTTTTTGGGCACGGAAATTGACCCCGCAAGTCAAAAAACTGTGGAGGATGGTGGACAAGGTGCAAGGGCTCAAGATTCTGAAGAAACTGCGAAACATAGTGACAAACTTGATGAAGGGATTGTCCGGACGCAGGAAAAGAAGAAGCCCACCAGCCTCAATCATTTTGCTACTGCTCCCCCTAATGGCATACTCAGCTAGTGTGACACGTCAGCATGGAGCTGGATTGTTATTGAATGTGACCTTTGCTGATGTCGGAAAGACCTTTGAGGTACAAGGGGGTAACTGTTCAGTCAATACCTTGGAAGCCGGAAAATGGTGTGATGACTATGTGGAATACGCTTGTGTCACTCTGACTGAGGGTGAGGAACCTGATGACCTAGACTGTTGGTGCTATGGGGTGGACAATGTGAGAGTGACATATGGGAGATGTAAAGGCGGTGGGTCCCGCAGGTCTCGGCGCTCAGCTTTGATAACGCCTCATGTCGACAAAGGACTCACAACAAGACAAGAGAAATGGCTTCCTTCCAAGATTGGAGAACAGCAGCTGCAGAAGGTGGAAAAATGGATCATTCGTAACCCATTATATGCCCTGGGGGCGATAGCTCTGGCATATTTCATTGGAACATCAGTAGTCCAGAAAGTAGTCATCGCCATACTGCTGCTAGGAATTGGACCAGCTTATTCCACACATTGCCTTGGTATCCCCAAAAGAGACTTCATACGGGGACTTGATGGAAACACATGGGTCTCAGTTGTGTTGGAGCAAGGAGGCTGTGTGACCCTGATTGCAGACAACAAACCATCAGTTGACGTGTGGCTCAGTTCAATTGTGGTCGACACGCCAACACTTGTCCGGAAAATCTGCTATGAAAGTTCAGTCACAGGTTCAAAAGCTGAAGGAGCTTGTCCTACTATGGGTGATGCGCACTTGACTGAGGAAGGAAATGAAGAATGGGAATGCAAAAGATCCTTCTCTGACAGAGGTTGGGGCAACGGCTGTGGTCTTTTTGGTAAAGGCAGCATAGTTGCTTGCGCAAAGTTCTCATGCACCAAAGAGATGGAAGTGTACCAAATTGACTCTACAAAAATAGAATACACTATCAGTGCTCAAGTTCATTCTGGAGCCAAAAAAGAGGATTGGGTTAACCACACCAAACTCATCAAGTTTGTTCCCACAACAGGAACATCCACAGTGACTTTTACAGGTTATGGTAACTTTGGCCTTGAATGTCATGTTCAAATGATGGTAGATCTTGGTAACTCTTACCTAGTCAAAGTGGGTACAGACGCATGGCTAGTTAACAAGCAGTGGGCTCATGATATCACATTGCCTTGGCAGAGTGGGACTGGAGGACACTGGAGAGACAAGCATTTCATGGTAGACTTTGAGCAACCACATGCTGTGACCATGAAAGCTTTAGTGCTCGGAAGCCAAGAAGGTGCATTGAGGACTGCATTGTCTGGGGCCATGGTTGTGGAAGTTAGCTCAAACAGATACACTCTCAAAGGTGGCCATGTCACATGTAAAGCTTACATGAATGACCTAACGCTGAAAGGATCTACATATCCAATGTGCAAGAAGGGAATGTCTTTTGTCAAACAACCAGTGGAGACAGACCATGGGACAGCTGTGATGCAGGTGAAGGTGACAAATGGAGCTCCATGCAGGATTCCAGTCATAGCATCAGATTCGATGGCTGGCACTGAAAATCGTGGCAGCGTCATCACAACTAATCCAATAGCTGCATTGAACAATGATGAAGTGCTGGTTGAGATCAGTCCCCCTTTTGGGGAAAGCTACATCATAGTTGGTTCAGGGGATGACAAACTGACCTACCACTGGCAAAGATCGGGCAGCACAATTGGTAATCTCTTCACAGAAACCATGAAAGGAGCCCAAAGAATGATAATAACTGGTGAACACTCATGGGACTTTGGCTCTACTGGGGGATTTTTTGCCTCTGTCGGAAAAGCAATACACACAGTTTTTGGGACTGCATTCCATGCCATGTTCGGAGGGTTGAGCTGGATGACCAAGATTTTGATCGGTGGCCTCATGGTTTGGCTGGGACTGAACTCAAGGAGTAGCTCACTTTCCATGGCCTTCATATGCCTTGGGGCACTCCTTCTGGTTCTAGCAACTGGAGTAGGAGCTGAAGTGGGTTGTTCACTCAATTGGAAACAGCGTGAGGTGAAATGTGGAGATGGAATGTTTGTCTTCAAAGACACAGATGATTGGTTCACGAAATACCAGTATATTCCAGAAGATCCCAAGACAATGGCCGGGTTAATTGCCCAGGCCCACGAGGAAGGACTATGTGGACTCAACTCAGTTGGAGACTTGGAACATCGAATGTGGGTGTCCCGTGTGGATGAAATCAATGCCATTTTGGAAGAAAATGACATTGACCTGACAGTTGTTGTCCAGGACTCAGCTTCAATATACCAGCGTGGATCACATGCGTTTCCACGTCCTAAGGGAGAGCTCAAGTATGGATGGAAGACATGGGGAAAAAACATCATTTTTAGTCCATCCAGAAAGAACGGCACCTTTATAATTGACGGAAAGAGCAAATCAGAATGTCCTTTCAATAAGAGGGTCTGGAACTCAATCAAAGTGGAAGAATTTGGCACAGGAATCTATCAAACAAGAGTGTTTATGCGCCCTGACTATGATTACTCCAAGTTGTGTGACACCGGAATGCTAGGGGCTGCCGCAAAGGGAGATGCCTCTGTGCACGGAGACCCTCTGTTCTGGATGGAATCTCAAAACGTCAATGACACCTGGACAATAACATCTCTGGAAGCCTTGAATTATCGTGAGTGTGAGTGGCCTAGTTCACACACATTGGATGGTTCGAGAGTGATAGAATCTGACATGTTCATGCCACGCAGTCTAGCCGGGCCCGTTAGCCGCCACAATCACATACCCGGATACAAAGTGCAGTCTAGTGGTCCATGGCACAACACTCCATTGGAAGTAAAAAGAGAAGAATGCCCTGGAACTCACGTCACTGTGGAAGAAACATGTGATGATAGGGGGAAGTCAGTCCGCTCAACGACGGATAGTGGGAAAATCATTCCAGAGTGGTGCTGCCGGAGCTGCACCATGCCCCCTGTTAGTTTCTGGGGACCAGATGGGTGCTGGTACTCAATGGAAGTAAGACCAAAACACACCAATGAGGGTCACTTGGTGAAATCTTGGGTTGTGGCCTCCAAGGGCGATGTTGATCCTTTCTCTTTGGGACTCCTCATGCTTTTTCTTTGTAGTGACATGTTCCTGATGAAGAGGTTTTCGATGCGTGCTCTCATTGCTGGGAGCATCATCATGCTGGGAGCCATGACATTAGGAAGCTTGACATATCTTGACCTCTTACGCTATGTGGTCACGGTTGGGATGTACATGGCTGAAGCCAATAGTGGAGGAGATGTGACACACCTGGCTCTCATAGCGGTTTTTCGGGTGCGGGCTGGCTTTGTTAGCGTGCTGGCCCTAAAACAAATGTGGAGCCCTAGAGAGAGATTTGTCGCAGCTTGTGGAATAGTTATGGTTCAGATAGCACTGGGAGACATCATGAATACTAATCTCATGGAGTGGCTGAATGCAGCTGGCATGTCAATACTCGTCATCAAGTCAATAGTCGATCCGAGAAAGTGCAATGTGGTGCTCCCTTTACTCTGTCTTCTCACACCACTTACGACGACAGAAATTCAAAGGGCTGTGATGCTATTCTGTTCTGTGGTCATTTCCGTGACCGTACTGCAAACCGACAGCGTCTCAACAAGAAAGTCTATCCCTCTTATAGCCTTGACCATTTGTTCATTCTTTAAATGGACAAGCCCTTTCCTTGGCCTGGTGTGTTACTTAGCTTTTACACGCATTCCCCAGCGCTCATGGCCATTGGGAGAAACGATGGCTGCCGTGGGACTGGTAGGAGTATTGGCTGGAATGGGTTTGAAAGACATGAATGGGATGCTAGGTCCGGTTGCAGTGGGAGGAGTCCTGCTCATCGTCATGAGCTTATCAGGGAAGGTGGATGGCCTGGTGATAAAAAAGATATCAGATATCGGCTGGGACGAAGACGCTGAGATAAGTGGAGCCTCTCATAGATATGATGTTGAGCAGACAGAAACTGGAGAATTCAAAATAAGAAATGAAGAACCCGCTCCATGGACCCAGGTGATGATTTTAACAATAGCCATTGTCAGTGCAGCAGTTCACCCAGCATGTCTAGCTGTGGTTACTCTTGGATGGTTCTTCTGGCAGAAGACAGCCACACGCAGCGGTGTTCTCTGGGATATCCCTACTGTAGTTCCACCAGAAGAGGTAGGTTACCTTGAAGATGGGGTATACACCATAAACCAGAAAAACGTCCTTGGGATGGCACAGAAGGGTGTTGGAGTGGTTAAAGATGGAGTGTTCCATACCATGTGGCATGTGACAAGGGGAGCCTTTTTGCTGTTTGAGGGCAAAAGGCTGACGCCAGCATGGGCGAATGTCAAAGAGGACCTGATCTCATATGGTGGAGGCTGGAAACTGGAAGCTAAATGGGATGGAACAGAGGAGGTACAACTAATAGCAGTGGCCCCAGGGAAGAATCCCATGAACATCCAAACTACGCCAAGCATTTTCCAACTCACCAATGGTAAAGAGATAGGAGCTGTAAATTTGGACTTCCCTAGTGGAACTTCTGGGTCCCCAATCGTTAATAAAAACGGTGAAGTCATCGGGTTGTATGGAAATGGAATCCTGATAGGGAACAACACATACGTTTCCGCCATAACCCAAAGTGAAAGCTCCCTGGAACAAGACAATGACCAACTACAAGACATACCCAACATGCTCAGAAAAGGAATGCTGACAGTGTTGGATTTCCATCCCGGGGCTGGCAAAACACGCGTCTATCTGCCGCAAATACTGAAAGAGTGCGAACGATTGAGATTGAAAACCCTTGTGTTGGCCCCCACCCGGGTAGTCCTCAGTGAAATGAAGGAAGCCATGCCTAAAATGAGCATCAAATTCCACACCCAAGCATTTTCAAACACTGCTACAGGAAAAGAAATCATTGATGCAATGTGTCATGCTACGTTAACCCATAGAATGTTGGAGCCTACTCGGGTGACTAACTGGGAAGTAGTTATCATGGATGAAGCCCACTTTATGGACCCAGCTAGCATTGCCGCAAGAGGATGGGCAGCACATAGATCAAGAGCGAGGGAATGTGCCACCATCTTCATGTCTGCTACACCTCCTGGAACCAGCAATGAATTCCCTGAGTCCAATGGAACCATAGAGGACATTAGGAAAGATATTCCCTCAGAACCATGGACGAAAGGGCATGAATGGATTCTTGAAGACAGGAGACCAACGGCTTGGTTTCTGCCTTCTATCAGAGTGGCCAACTCAATTGCCAATTGTCTCCGCAAAGCCGAGAGAACGGTTGTGGTTCTCAATAGAAAGACATTCGAGAAGGAATATCCAACAATAAAATCAAAAAGACCAGACTTTATTTTAGCTACTGACATAGCCGAGATGGGTGCTAATCTGAGAGTTGAAAGGGTCATTGACTGCCGAACAGCTTACAAACCATTCTTGGTTGACGATGGAACGAAGGTCATGGTGAAAGGACCCTTGAAGATATCAGCGTCATCAGCGGCCCAGAGGAGAGGCAGAGTCGGTAGGGATCCCAACCGTGATACTGACACCTATGTTTATGGCGATTCAACAACAGAGGACAATGGACACTATGTTTGCTGGACAGAAGGCTCTATGTTGCTAGACAACATGGAGATAAAGAATGGAATGATTGCCCCACTCTATGGCATAGAGGGTACCAAGACAACCACTGTCCCGGGTGAGACCAGATTGCGAGATGAACAACGTAAAGTGTTCCGTGAACTGGTAAAGAGACTTGACATGCCTGTTTGGCTATCATGGCATGTTGCAAAAGCTGGACTTAAAGTTCAAGATAGATCATGGTGCTTTGATGGAGAGGATGACAATACCTTGTTAAATGACAATGGCGAGCCAATATTTGCCCGCAGTCCAGGAGGAGGAAAGAAACCACTGAAACCACGTTGGGTTGACACCAGAGTATGCAGTGACAACTCAGCCCTAATAGACTTCATCAAGTTCGCTGAGGGGAGAAGATCCATCAATGGGTTATTAATTGGGCTGCAAGGCTTTCCAAAATACCTGTCAGGAAGAATGAAAGAGGCTGTTGACACGCTCACAGTACTGTACAACAGTGAAGCTGGAAGTCGTGCTTATAAACACGCCCTAGCCATGATGCCTGAAGCTGTTACCATTTTTCTCTTAATCATGCTGACCATTATTTGCACCTCAGGCATTGTCATGTTCTTTTTGGCACCCAAAGGGCTCAGCCGCATGTCGATGGCAATGATGACCATGTTGGTGTCTGCTTACTTGATGTCTTTGGGAGGTATGAACCCAGTGCAGGTGTCCTGTGTAATGCTGGTATTCTTCATATTCATGGTGGTGTTGATACCTGAACCAGGGACACAGCGATCAACATATGACAACCAGCTCATCTATCTGCTTGTTGGAGTGATGAGTGTCATCCTCATGGTCACAGCCAATGAGATGGGTATGCTGGAAAAAACCAAGAGAGACATCTTTGGCACAACCGTCGTGGAAGAGGGAAAGAAGTGGACCTTTCCAGAACTAGACCTCCATCCGGGGGCAGCTTGGACGGTATACGTTGGCTTAGTCACGCTAGTGACTCCCATGTTGCACCATTGGATTAAAGTTGATTATGGCAATATCTCCCTGTCAGGCATCACCCAAAATGCCCAAGTGTTAGGGTTGATGGACAAAGGAATTCCATTTATCAAAATGAACATGTCTGTCGTCATACTCTTGCTGAGTGCTTGGAATGGAATAACACTGCTTCCCCTGTTTGCAGGAATGGGAGCTGCAGCCCTGCACTGGGGATTTATCCTACCAGGACTGCGTGCCCAAGCTGCCAAGGCCGCTCAAAAAAGAGTGTACCATGGAGTGGCGAAGAATCCTGTGGTCGATGGAAATCCAACTGCTGACATCGACGATGCTCCCGGCATGCCCGCCATGTATGAAAAGAAGTTGGCCTTGATAATTCTCTTCATTCTGGCCACGGTAAACTTGATCCTCACTAGAACGCCTTTCTCCATTGCAGAGTTGGTGGTGTTGGGCTCGGCAGCCTTAGGACCTTTGTTGGAAGGAAATACAAATGCATACTGGAATGGGCCGATTGCTGTAGCATTCACTGGGCTGATGAGAGGCAATTATTATGCGACCATTGGCTTGATGTACAATGGATGGCTAGCAAAACAGACCAGGAGAGGAAGGGCTGCAGGAGTTACTCTTGGTGAAGTGTGGAAAAGGCAGCTAAACATGATGGGGAAACAAGAGTTTGAAAAATACAAGATATCAGACATCATGGAGGTGGATAGATCAGTGGCTCAGAGATACCTGAAGGAAGGTAGGAATGATGTTGGCATCAGTGTTTCTAGGGGGACTGCAAAAATGAGATGGCTTCATGAACGGGGTTATGTGAAATTGTCAGGAAGAGTAATTGACCTGGGGTGTGGACGAGGTGGCTGGAGCTATTATTCGGCTGCGCAAAAAGAAGTCATGAGCGTCAAAGGTTACACGCTGGGAATCAATGGACATGAAAAACCCGTGCACATGCAAACCCTAGGCTGGAACATTATCAAATTCAAGGATAAATCTGATGTCTTCACCATGCCAGCTGAACCATGTGAGACACTTCTTTGTGACATAGGGGAATCATCATCAAATTTTCTTATTGAAAAAGATAGAACTCTCAAAGTCCTGGAAAATTTTGAAAGGTGGAAACACGTCAATACTGAGAACTTCTGTGTTAAAGTCTTGTGCCCTTACCATCCGGACGTGATTGAAAAATTAGAAAGGATGCAACTCAGATTTGGAGGAGGATTGGTGAGGATCCCATTTTCACGTAACTCGACCCATGAAATGTATTACATATCTGGGGCTAGGAACAACATCACTCATATGGTTAACACCACCTCCAGAAGTCTATTGAGAAGAATGTTCAGGCCTACGGGCAAAGCTTTAGTGGAGAGTGATGTCTTCCTTCCCACAGGCACCAGGAGTGTCGCGAGTGAAGCCGGACCTGTTGATCATGATGCGTTACAATTGAGGGTTGACCAGATAAAGCATGAATACAGCAAAACCTGGACCATTGATTTGAACCACCCATATCGGACTTGGCATTACTTGGGTAGCTACTTGTGTAAAGCCACTGGCAGTTCTTCATCCATGCTGAATGGCATTGTTAAAATGCTATCCATGCCTTGGGACAAGTTTGAATCCGTGACATTACTGGCTATGACTGATACAACCCCCTTTGGACAACAGCGCGTCTTCAAAGAGAAGGTTGACACAAGAGCCCCTTCTCCACCACCTGGCACCAGAGCCATCATGAGAGTTGTCAACTCCTGGCTGTTTAAACACCTGGCTAGAGAGATGCGACCTAGGATCTGCACAAAAGAAGAGTTCATTTCCAAGGTCAGGAGTCATGCTGCAATTGGTGCATACTTGGAAGAACATGAAAATTGGAGAAGCGCTAGCGAAGCTGTCCAAGACCCACGGTTTTGGAAGCTTGTGGATGAAGAACGGAAACTCCACCTACAAGGCAAATGCAGGACCTGTGTTTACAACATGATGGGCAAGAGAGAGAAAAAACCTGCTGAGTTCGGAAAAGCCAAAGGAAGTAGAGCCATCTGGTACATGTGGCTTGGAGCCCGGTTCCTGGAGTTTGAAGCCCTCGGTTTTCTGAATGAAGATCATTGGGTGTCAAGAGGCAACTCCGGTGGAGGGGTTGAAGGAACAGGCCTGCAGTACCTAGGGTACATCCTGAAAAGACTTGGCGAAAAACCTGGAGGGCGTATGTATGCAGATGACACAGCTGGATGGGACACGCGCATAACAGAAGAGGACTTAGAAGATGAACAGGAAATTTTAAAGTATATGACAAAAGATCATAAAAAACTGGCCTGGGCGGTCACCGAGCTGGCATACAAGAACAAAGTTGTCAAAGTCATGCGACCGGGGACCAGGAGGCCTAACTTTCATGGACATCATATCCAGGCGTACCAGAGAGGATCCGGACAAGTCGTGACATATGCTCTGAACACAGTAACAAACTTGAAGGTTCAACTCATCCGCATGGCAGAGTCAGAGCACGTCATCACAAGACATGATGTGGAATCGGTGAGTCCAAGCACCTTGCGCGGCCTAGAAGACTGGCTGGAAAGATTTGGAACTGATAGATTGTCCAGAATGGCTGTGAGTGGTGACGACTGCGTGGTGAAGCCCATTGATGACCAGTTTGCAGACGCTTTGTACCACCTGAATGCCATGTCCAAGATCAGGAAAGACATAGATGACTGGAAACCATCAACTGGCTGGGATTCATGGGAGGCAGTACCATTCTGCTCCCACCACTTTCATGAGATAATCTTGAAAGACGGGAGAACCATCATAGCTCCATGCCGGGACCAAGATGAGCTAATAGGAAGAGCCCGTGTGTCACCAGGAAATGGGTGGATGATAAGGGAAACGGCATGTCTTAGCAAGGCATATGCTCAGATGTGGTTATTGATGTACTTTCACAGAAGAGATTTGAGGGTGATGGGGAATGCCATTTGCTCAGCCGTCCCTGTTGATTGGGTGCCTACTGGGAGAACCACTTGGTCTATACATGGAAAAGGGGAATGGATGACTACAGAAAACATGTTAGATGTGTGGAACCGGGTGTGGATCATGGAGAATCCTTATCAGGCTGACAAGACCCCTGTCACTGAGTGGAGAGATGTTCCCTACCTGCCCAAGTCTATTGACAAAACCTGCAACTCATTGGTCGGAACAACACAACGTGCCACCTGGGCGCGTGATGTGAAGCATACTGTTCACCGCATCCGGAAGTTGGTTGGAAATGAGAAATTCTATGATTATATGTCTACCATGGACCGATATAGAGAGCTAGACGAAGAAGGTCCAGGAGAAATCCTTTGGTAGACAGACTGACACAAAATAAGTGACCAGAATGGGACTAAACCACCTACTATATGTAAAACCGGGATAAAAACCACGGAGAGGACCGGACCTCTCACTATGTAAAACCGGTATACAAACCAAAACAGACAGGACCGGACCTGCCTGATGTCAGCCCGTCATAATGACGCCATGGCTAAGCTGTGAGGCCATGCTGGCTGGGATAGCCGCGACCACCCGCGTAATGGGGTTCCTGGATTGCTCGATCCGGGGTAAAAAATTTTTAGGGAGCCTCCGCCTGCTGCGTCCGCGCGCAGCAGGAAAGAAGGGGTCTAGAGGTTAGAGGAGACCCTCCCGAGCACTATAGCGGACCATATTGACGCCTGGGAAAGACCGGAGACACTCCTTGATTCTCACCTTTCTCACCCTTAAGCACAGATTGCTTGAATGCAGGGTGGGGAAGTTGGGAACCAACTAGTGTCT